CATGCAAACGTAGCTAAAAACATGGGATATGATGTAACAATGCTTACTGATTCACAAGATTTTAAAGTTCCAGAATTTGTAGATAAAAGTCTTACTCAGATTAAACATTTATCAATGGATAAAATTAAACTTACTGTTGGACCACAAGATGTTTTAGTTATTCCTGATGTATTTTCCAATGTCATGGAACAAACTAAAAATTTAGGGTGTATTCGAATTGGTTTATTACAATCAATAGACTATATGTTAAACAGTTTAGTTCTTAGTGTTGATTGGAGTCAATTTGGTATTGAAAACATTCTTACTACATCAAAAAGTATGAAAGATGCTCTTAATATATATTATGGTCCGAAAAAATTTAAGGTTGGTGTTTATGATGTTGGTATTCCTAATTATTTTAATAATGACACTGATATGCCTAAACGTCCAGTTATTTCTGTAATTGGTAGAAATCCTAATGATATTGCTAAAGTAATTAAATTATTTTACTCTAAATTTCCTCAATATCAATGGATAACTTTTGACCCTATGATGACAGAATCTAAACCACCTTCTCCATTAAGAAGAATTGATTTTGCAGAAAGATTGAGAAAAAATTTCGCATCATTATGGATTGATAGAATATCTTCTTTTGGTACATTTCCATTAGAAGCAATGAAATCTGGTAGTATTCCCGTTGGCATTGTTCCTGATTTTGCACCAGAATATTTACTTAATAATGAAGGACAAATTGTTGATAACACAGGTATGTGGACCAATAATATTTATCAATTACCATTAATGTTAGGTGATATACTTACTAAATTTTTAGATGACACTATAGATGAAAATATTTATGAGTCTATGCAAAATGTAGCAAGCAAATATACTCAAGAAAATTCAACTAAACAGTTGACTGATTATTATTCAGCAATTATTCAAGAAAGAAAATCATTACTTGAAAAAGCAATCGCTGAATATGAAACTACACAAGCAAAAGAAAATAATGTTAAAGAAGTAAAAGAAAAAAATAATGGATAATATTACAGTAATTATACCCGTACATGAGATAAACAATGAAGTAAAAAAATATCTTACTGATGCGCTTATAAGTCTTGTTAAACAAGAAAAAATTGATTACTTACCAAAGGTATTGATTGTTTTACCTCCATCAATTAAAGATGGTATTCAAGAAATTGTTAATTCAATCGATGGGAGTTTAAATTATGAATTTATAATTAATGAACAAAAAACCGATTTTCAATCACAAGTTAATATAGCCTCTGAATTAGTAAATACTGAGTATTTTACTATTTTAGAATTTGATGATCAAGTGAGTAATTCATATTTTAATGTAGGTGAAAAATATGTTAAAGCATATCCTGATGTTGATTTATTATTGCCGTTTATGATCGAAACTACAATAGATAACAAACCAATTAAAATAACTAATGAACAGCCTTGGGCTAAAAATTATGTTGGTGAAAATGGAACGTTAGGGTTTATGAATACAACGGTATTAAGTCATGTTACTGACTTTAAATTTACTGGTGCAATATTTAAAAAAGAAGAGTTTGTTTCATATGGAAAATTAAAAACAAATATCAAATTAACCTTTACTTTAGAATATTTGTATCGAGTATTAAATAATGGTGGTAAAATATTTTCAATCCCTAAAATAATGTATAAACACATTAGTAATAGAGTAGGGTCATTGTTTGATGTATATGGTAAAACTATGCCTATGCCTGAAAGAAAATTTTGGTTTGATACTGCTAAAAAAGAAGCAAATTTCATTACTGACAGAGTTATTGATTTGTCGTTAATGGAAGTTGAACAAAAATAATCCTTATAATATTTTAGAGTATGGAATGCAAAATAGAAGACGCAGAAATAGCAAAAAACCATATTTTGGTAAAAGGGAAGAAGAAGCATTTTTAAAATATATTTTTAATAGTAATGTTGAAGAAAGACATAAAATATATAATGAAATTTTAAAAAAACCATTTCAAAAAATGGTGGAGTCTATTTTAAGAAAATATCCCATTCACATAGGCAACTATGATATAAGAGAAGTTGAAGTGAATGGGTTATCCCATCTTATCGAACATATGATTAAATTTAATCCTGACAAGATTATAAAAAATGGTCAAAAAGCAAAAGCCTTTAGCTATTGTCAAACAATTGTAAGGAATTATTTTAAAGATCATAATAGAAAGAGTTATAATGAAAAACTAACCAATTTATCTTGGGAAGATTACTCTAACGAAATTATGAGTAAAAAAGAATATCTTTATGAATTACATGATGATTCTAATGACCTTGAACAATTAATTAATACTGTCACGCAGAGAATGAGAGAAAGGATTGATAGTGACAAGTCATTAAAAAAGAATGAAATAATTGTTGGTGAAGCAATAATTAACATACTTAAATATTGGCATGTATTATTCTTGGAAGATACACCCGAAGGTAAATATGATAAAAAGATTACTAATAACTTTCAAAAAAATAAAATACTGTTGTTTTTAAAAGAACAAACTAATTTAAACACTAAAGAAATTAGAATGTCAATGAAACCATTTAAGGAAATGTATTTTCTAGAAAAGGAGAATTTTTTCAATGAGGACGAATAATTTAATTTTGAGTATTTATAAAAAATAACACTTAATTAAAAAATTAAATAACTGTGGCACGTCCAAAACGTAAAAAATTACAATTTGGTGATGAAGAATCACTAAATAATCTCCTTCAAGAAGTATATAATGAATCACATAACATTAGAGCAAACGTAGTATCATTATTTACTGTGTGGAATAAAAATGTTAAAGATAATGGCGAAATTGCTGCTGTTGGGGATAAACTTGCTAAATTACTTACTATTCTGAGCAAGAATCAAGACCAGAAAATAATGATACTTAAACATCTAAAAGATAGTATCTACGTTGATAATAAAAATAAGGGAGATGCTTCTGAAATTAAAGCTGGTCAAATTTCTGCTAATGAAAAGGATGAACTTGATTCGTTTGTAGATAAAATTAGAAAGCAACAAAAAGAAGGTAGTAAATCATAAATGGGTTTAATTGATGAAAAAAGAAACATATTCAACACCATTGCTGCATATAAATCTATGGAGAGCGGTGTTGAATTGCCTAACCCTACCGACAGTATTTCATCAATTAATAATCGATCTAAAGACCCAAGTAGATTCCTTGTTGACCTTTTAGTTACTCTTGTAGGTAGTGCTGGATTAGTGCAAAGTTTAGGGGAATTAATGACTGTATTTATTCGCAACGTAAATAATGATCTTAAATCTGAATTAAAAAAACAAATAGTTATGTTTAATTCAGATCAAACATTATCGTCAACTAGTTTTTCTGGTGGATATGAATTACCTATATCTTCTATTGATGTTTATGAAAAATTAAAAACAGACCCAAGTTCAGATGTTGGTAATTTAATATATTCAAATAATGCTAATAATTTAGATCAAAAATTATATAATTCTATTGTTGCTGATGGGGAAACAGTAAATTATAATAGTCAATTAGATCTCGTTTATAACAATGGCTCTGATACAATTACTATAACACCATCAAATACAAGTTTAAGTATTGGTAATTTCTTAGAAAGCTATATTGATGATTTGACATTAATTAATGAAAATGAATTCACATCTGATATCATAAATTTACTTTATGGTACAATTTCAGCTAATCAAGACAAAAATCTTCAAAATGCTGTTACAGAAGAAAAACTTAAAATTGTGATTGAAAAATTAATTAATGAAACAGAAGATTTATCATTTACTCCCGATGAATTAAGATTAGTCGAACAAAAAGCAAGAGAAAAATCAGAAGGGTTTGATTTAGTCGATGTCGGATGTAGTAATAGAATATCCAATATAGATATAAATCAATTACAAACATTAGTTAATTCAAACACTGGAAATACTAATCCATATGGTGTGGGTTTGAATTATTTATCTTTATTAGATAATTCATTTAATAGTAATGATGTTCCAGCACAAAAAAATATTACTACAATTACTGATAGTTTTTTGAAACAATTAATTAATGCAATATTACAAAATTTAATTAGAGTTTCAGCATTAACACCTGAACCCAGAATTTTATTCGCAATGGTTAATGGCTTGAAAAATAATGGCGCAACCAATATTGGTGATCCATTTAATGATATTGATTCGAATAGAAATTTTTATGATTGTGTTGTTAAAAATTCTAAAAGCTTAATTAGTGAATATTTATTCAACTTAGTAAAAAAAGAATTAATGAAATTAGTAGTAATTATAAGTAAAGTGGTGTTAAAAGAAAAATATGATGCATATATTCGTATAATAAGAAGTTTATTTAGAGTTTTTAACACCGTAAGTGGTTTAGTTTCATAAAAAAAATATGGCTGTAGATTATTCAAATATTGAATCGGTTATTGAAGGATTCCAAAAGATTTTAAGTTTGCAAACAATTGGCACTCCAACACCAGTGCCTACAATTGCAATACTTACTGGTGTACCTCAAAAATCGGGGTTATCACCATCTAAAATTGCAAGCCGAATAATTGCACGTAAAAGCGAAGCTGGAATACCAGTAGGTGCGTTACCTTCTGGTGGTGTTGCTCCTGATGAATTAATGGAACGTATTAGAATAGAAGAAATTATACGTGCTTTACAAGAAGACGCATTAATTTCTGTAGCTATCCCGCCAGGTATAACTCTTACAGCAGCAGGGGCTTCCCCTTCTGGACCTGTGACAGTTTTTGGTTCGACAATAACATTAACTAAAGGATTTGGACAAATACAATAATGGCTACACCAACACAAGCATTACACGAATTAAATGTAATAAAGGAAAGATATGATTTTATTAAATCAGAAATTTTCAAATTACTTAATGATGATCAATTATTAAAAAATAAAATCAACGAATATTTAAAAGAAGTAGAATATTTAGAAATTAAATATGTTGATTTAATTGGTGATTTAACAAATAATGACCTACAATAAGAAATATATACAACGAACTAAAACTCAGGACGATACTTTAAATAAGAATTCTCCTGTAAGAAATATGTATTACGGAAGAGTAGTTTCTATTGATGATCCTACAGATGGCGGTATTATTAAGGTAAAAATTGAAAAATTAGATGATTTTATTGCCGATGCTGATTTACCAGAAGCATATCCTATTCTCCCTAAATTTTTCTATGTATTACCAAAAATTGGTGAGGTGGTCCGTGTTTTTATTCCTGATTTACAAACACCACAAGCTGGAAGACAATATATTGGAAGCGTAATTTCTCAATTACATAAAATAGGTAACAATTCATTTTATACTGCATTAGCAACTACAAACGTATATAAATCAACACCAGATAAAGCACCATCTACATTTCCAGATGCAAAGGGAGTTTTTCCCGAAAAAGAAGATATTGCAATTATCGGTAGAGACAATACTGATATGATTTTAAGAGAAAGAGAACTTGAAATTCGTGCTGGTAAACATGATGTTGGTGATATATTACAATTAAACAAAACAAATCCATCATCAATAAAATTAACTATTGATGCAGATGGAACTGTTAGTAGTAACGTTGTTATGGCTGATAAGATTGCACTAATTTCACATGATGGTATCCCTAAATTTAAAGCAGCAGAAGTTGATGAAGAAGAACGTATTAGAATATTTGAAGAAGCACACCCAATGGTTAGGGGAGATGTTCTTTTAGCAATATTGGAAATAATACGAAAAGCAATTTTGCAACATGTGCATCCATATGATAAAATGGAAGCAGATTTATCTAAAATAATTGTTGATCTACAAAATTTAGATTTAGAAAATATATTACAAAAAAACATTGTGATTAATTAATTTTTTTGCTATTTTTGTGGCTATGATTATAAACATGCCAAACATTCCTTCGGAATTATTCTATAAATTCAACGGAGTAAAATTTAACGACGATATTCACAAATATTATGTTAACGGAAGAGAATTGGTTTCTGTTACTACTGTTATTGAAAAGTTTGTAGTTGATTTTGATGAAGATTATTGGTCAGTATATAAATCAGAAGAATATTCAATATCACCAAAAAAAGTACTTTTTGGTTGGAATTTTATAAATAAAAAAGCCACTACAAAGGGGTCTATTGTTCATAACTACGCCGAAAACTTATTTAATAATAAATATTTTCCATATCCTAAAGATATGGTTATGAAATCTTTTGGGTTTGATCCAATATATAACGATTTTTTAAAAGAAAAAGCCTTAGTTGATAAATTTTATAACGATTGCTTTAATAAACTAATACCAATAAAAACAGAATTAGTTATTTATGATGCTGAAGTTGGGATTGGTGGAATGATTGATTTGTTAGTGTACAATGTCACAACGGGGGAATTTCAATTATGGGATTATAAAACAAATAAAGAATTGTCTATGTCAAAAGATAAGAAACTGTTAGGTTGTTTATCTGATTTAGATGATTGTCATCACGAAAAATATTCTCTTCAATTATCATCATATAAATATATTCTTGAAAAGAATATTAAAATAAAATTAGGTAAGTCATATTTGGTTTGGATAAATGAAAAAAATGATAATTATAAAATTATTGAAGCAAAGGATAGAACACAACACGCATCAAAAATGATTAACATGCATAATTTGGGTCTTGTTGTGTAACCCTATTTAATCCATTTTCGTATATAAATTCAAACAAAAATATAGAAAAATGAAGATTAAAAAACACGAATATTTTACACATGAATATAATAATTGGTTTGGTAGCCCGTCCAAATGTTTAATTGATGTATTCCAGTTAAATTCACCAACTAAACCAGAAGGATATACACACATATTTGTATATCGTGAACTTCAAGATAATCAAGGTGCAAGCGTCACTAATATGAGTGAAAAAATCACCACAGACATGCTCGAAAAGTATAATCTTAATACTGTAACAAAATGTGCAGTTATTGAAGCATATCCTTATCATTTTGATTCTGATGGAGAATATTATGATTTTATCGTATATGAAGATGAAAAACACCCAACGATGGATTATAAAGTATGTTCACCTGATTGGTATGATTTGAAAAGACATAATAAAAAAATATTTACTTTTATAAAAAAACATTTAAGTGAATATCCTTTGGATAGGGCAATGTAAAAAAAAGGTCGCTACAGTTATTAGCGACCATATACTTTGAAATGTGAACAATATAATATTCTTAATAATTCAAGATGCAGCGCCATGGCTGGACAGTGATCGTCAGCATTTGCAATTCGTCATTAGTTTGATCGTTATCACCAAAATCTATTGATGTAATCATACATTGTTCCAAGAACCATTTTTCAACTTCTACACCAGTAGGATCAAGAGATTTAAGTAGGATATTTTTCTTATATCCTGCTGCATAACCCATTCTACCAGTAAGAGATTCTGCATGTAATCGCACCCATTCCATTAATTGGTTTGATGTTGATGGACCAATTGGGTCAATAAATGTTATATCCATTGCTTCCCAATTAAATATACCTGCAACATAATTTTTTTGGTTAATGTATGGTACTTCTACCACATTTATATTCATTGCAGGTCTTTTGAAAGTCCTTACCTTCCAAACTTCCACACCAACATCATCTGGAAACTCTGCGAAAAATCTATTTTGTCGTTTTGGTTCGTACTCAAAGGGTACTCCCATTAATACTTCTGCCATTTTCTATCTGTTTTTATTTATAATAATTATTAATTAAATTTTAGGTTTTTCATTATTAAACCTAGTATATTTTATTGTTTTAGTTATTTTCTTTATTCCGGTTCGATAATATAATCTTTGATCATTTGGAGATAGTTTATTTAAATCCCATTCTTCTTCAACTTCTTCTACAACATAACTATCTTCATCGCCATAATCTTCATTATTAAAAATTAAATCATCAATCATTTCTTTGGTTAGTTTAATTCCATGATTTGTTTTAATCGCCTCAAAATCATCGTCAGTTATATTAACTTTGATAATATCATTACTATCAACTTCATCATTATATATTTCCAATGCATCTACAATTTCTTGTAAATCATTTTTTTTTAATTTATCTAATTCCTCAAATGAAAAATCTTTCGAATTTTCAATTATAAAAGTTATGAGTTCTGTTTTTGTTGCCATAATAAAAATATTAAAACTAAAGTTTATTTTTTATAAATACTTTAAAATAAAAAAAAACCACTTAGAAATAAGTGGTTTAATTTACATTTAAATTTAATTCATTATTATATATCTTCGAAATTAGCACCAGAAGGTGTAATTGTGAATGTGATTCCAATAAATTCTAAAGCTCCTATAGGTTTTAAAAATATCTCTCCGAATAATTCGTTTCTATCTCTAGATTCCGGTGAGTTATTACTATCGTCCATTTTAATATCAAATGCTTCCAATCCTCTTTCTCTCTTAATAGCATCTAAAGCAGGGTTTGCTTGTGCTAAGAATTGATCAATAGTTGCTTGATCATTTTGTTCAAACAACAATCTAATAGCAATGTTAGCGATGATAACTTTAATTTGAAGTAACAATCTTCTAACATTAACTCTATCAAGTTTACTTTCACGAACTTGAAGTGTTTTTTGACCAAATATTGCAACACCAACATTTGAGAATTTAGATAGTGCGTTAATTCTGTCTTCATAAAGAATACCTCTGGCATCTTCTGAGAATTTAAATTTAACGTCTTTAGCATTTGTTGCACCTCTAGTTATACCAGCAGGAGCAAACCAAGGGAATGTTGTGTTATCGGTAAACGCTAACGCAGCAACTACTTGTGCGGTTGGTGGTATTACAACATTCACATTATTATCAGTATCTGCTTGTTTTACCCAAGGATAATAGGTTGCAGCATATGAACTATCAATGTTTGCAGAATTTAACAATCCAGTGATATCTCGTGCAATTGTTATACCTAATTCTTCACCTTGCACTGGAACTGGTTCAAGATCAGGAGCATCAATTATATAAATTGAATCTGTTCTTTCATCTTCAATCATATCAAGAGTATCTTGAATAAGTACGTTATTAAACGACCAATCGATGCTTGGAGTTGCAAATACGTTAATTGTTACTTCTTCTGGATTGGCAAATGTTCTAATTGCGGCAGTCCATGCTTGGAAATCGTTAGTTGGTTCTTGACCAGCAGGAACGCCATCATAAATACCTCCTTTACGATAATTATCGCCGTTAGTTCTTCCATTTCTATTTTCATCCCAACCATCAAAACCACCATAAGGTACTAAAGTAAACTTACGCGCTTGAGCATTTGAATATGGATTATTAGGGTCATTTACATCAGTATTTGTTTGAAAATTAGCAACACCTACTTCAAATTGACCGATTAATGATAAACCATCATAATAGGTTCCTGTAGCACCAGAATCCATATGGAAACCTTTAGATTTTATTCCTTCTTGTCCTACTGAATTAATATCTATACCTTTAAAATTGAAATAGTTTTGGTTGATACCGGTAGCAATTAAATTATCAGTACTATATGCTGTTTCTGACACACCAAGATAAACTCTATTCAATCTTTCATCTGCTTCATATTCTGTTTTGTAAAGTATTACAGGAGCCACACCAGCAGTTACAGATGTAGTTGCAGAAGTTGTCCAATCTCTCATGTAATATCCTTCAAAACCAGCAGGAAATGCGTCTTGCGGTGCCCCATCATCAATTACAAGGGTAACATACATACTTTTCACATCATAATCACCATTAAGAGTACCTATTCTATTACCAATGTAGTTAGTTAATCCTTTAGTCATTGTACATCTTTGGAATGATTCAAGAACACTTGGATTGTCATCAGTATCGTTAAAGTCACGAATTATTATATCAAATTCGTTTAATGCGATGTTAATATTTTGAATAGAGATTTTTATTTCTCTGTTTGCAGCATTACCGTCAGAAATTGATACAAATTGGAATAATCTTTGAACCTCAGAACCTCTTAATTCAGAAACAACCCAAGGAGTTCTAGGGGTTTGATATATATCTCTATAATTAGTGAATATATCAGAAGTAGCGTCAATTATTGTCGTATTAATACCATATCCCCATCCTTCTGAATCAATTTTTTTAATTAAATCTGGATAAACAGATTCAACCCAAAGTTTAGTCTTTTTAGATTTTGCTCTTGTGCCAAGTACGTTTGAAATAAAATCTCTATCATTAGGATTTAATGAAACAGTATATCCTTCACCAGAACTATCAACACTAGAAGTTGCACTTAATCTAAAATCTGCAAATAAATCTCCGACACCAACATTAGTTCCGTTAGCTATCATAACAACGTTATCTGCAAAGAAGTCAGTTATAAATGCAGCATCAACAACATCTTCAACTTCTGCTCTTGATCTAAGGACACAAAGAACCATGTCTTCATATTCTGCATAAGATGCACCACTCATTTCATATGCCCATTGATCGACAGTACCAGAACCATTAAATAATGTAGTTGCACTAAACTCAATGTAAATACCAACAAATGAAGTTGGGCCAGTTTTAGTAAATCCAGTGAATACCGAGTAAGTTTCACCAACACTACTAATTGTTATACCTAAATAAGTGTTATTTGTAAAAGTTATTCCTGTAGTAAATACGTTATTTCCTGTTTGTCCGGTTGTAGATGGATCAACACCAGCACTTAAAGTTAATGCCCATGCAGTACCTGCTTCGTAACCAGAAAGACCTAAAACTCTAGTGAACCATAATTGTGAAGATTCTTCTAAATAAGAATTTGCAATATACGGTGCTTGATATCTTAATTCTCCATTTGGAAATTTTTCAATATTTTGTGACCCAAAACGTGTTCGAAATTGACCCTGATCTTCAATAAAAACGGGTTCAAATGCTGGTCCTTTTTCAGTCTCACCAACACAACCTAATGTGGTAATACCAACATTTCTAACTACAAAGGATAAGTCTCTTTCTTTAAATTTTAAGCCTGGGGATGTGAATACAAATTCAGCCATTTTGTCTATATTTTATATTTTTCTTATAATTATTTCTATATTCCAATAATATATTTTTTTATAAATACTCAATTTTTTTTCAAAATCAATATTTTAAGTAGATAAGTATTTATAAAAAAAACTTAATTTATTAATTATGAATCATTCTAAGCGAATATATGCTAATATTGACAATCCAGCAGAAAAGAACATTAAAATAAAATTGGAACAAAATACCAATTTTCTTGAAATTCTTTCATTAAAAATAAGTCAAAAAGATGCATATCAATTTTTTAATGCTGATTATGGTGTTTTAGTTGGTAGAGTTATTGCCAATGGCGGGGTTGGTATTCCTAATGCTAAAATATCTATTTTTATACCTATAACCGATGTGGATAAAGAAAATTCAGCAATTTATGCCATTTATCCATATGAAACACCAAGAGATAAAAATTTATACAATAAAAGATATAATCTTCTACCTAGAGTAGCAAAAGAAAATCCTGAAACCGGTGCTTATCAGCCAAAACAACCGTTTGGTTCATTCCCAACAAAAGAAGAAATTGTAACCAATGACACTTGGTTAGATGTTTATGAAAAATATTATAAATATTCTACAATAACTAATGATGCTGGCGATTATATGTTATTTGGTGTGCCTACGGGTGTGCAAACTGTTCATATGAGTGTAGATATTACCGATATTGGCCCATATTCTATGACACCAGCAGATATGATTGTTCAATTAGGATATTCCGATGCTTTTTTTAATTCAGATTTAACTATAAAACCAAAACAAGATTTAGAAGATTTACCCCACATAGAAACCCAAGAAATTTCAGTAGATGTAATTCCTTATTGGGGAGATTCTAACAATTTTGAAATAGGTATTACAAGACAAGATTTTAGAATTAGAGCAGAATTAGTAAATAATTTCACATTATTTGGCTCATATTTTACTATGGGTCGTTTATCTGTAAATGGTGACCCTGATAATAGTCGAGAAGATGTTGGTTTTTATAGAATTGGTGATGATTATACCGATTATAATAACAATGTTGATTTTAGAACAAACAGAATTGGAAATGTGACAATAAAATTATATTCATATGATCCCACAATTACTCAAGAAGTTATTGATAATGATATTGCAACATCAGGAAATACTATTAATCCACAAAAAGACATATTTTTAATTGATCCAAATTCATATTATGAGTTTATTCAAGACGGAATGTTTGTGTTAAGTGTACCTTGTAATAGAAGAAAAGTAATTACTGATCAATTAGGTAATCAAATAGTTGTTTCTGATGATAGCTCTATTGGTGTTTTTACTGAATTTTTAGGTATGGCAATAATTGAACATGAAGACATATCTATAGATAAAACATATAGTGAATCATGGATAAAACCTAACTCACCAAATGTAGGAAGAACAAGATTTAAAATTCCTCAACAAAATCATAGTATTCGTGAAGATGAAGATAATTACCCTGATAGAAAAACAGAATCCGAATTATGGAGAAAACAATATTCAAGATTTGAAGGCGGTAAATTTTATAGTGTTTCACAATTATTAATGACAAGAATGCCAAAAAACGGTGAAATTAATGATCCCGATGATAGTGGTACAATCAATACATTTAAAGAAGAAGGTGGATCATATCAACAATTTTTAGATAGAATTATAGGATCATTTAAAGTGGCTGGTGAAGATTTGGTTTTTCAAAGCGATATTGATTTTATCAATATAATTTCAGGAGGAACGTCTGGTGGTACTTCTGGAAGCACATCACCATCGTTTGAATATGATTTTCCTTGGACATTTTCAGGAAAAACTATAAACGGAGAACTTAATTCTTTGGGTTATACATCAAAATATTTTGGTGGTCAATGGTTAAACTTATCCATGTATTTTCCTCAAATAAACTGGACTTATGACTATACTTCACCATCAACAGCACGAGATCAAAATACTGGCGATCCTTGGTTACCAGCATATTATCATGGTAGGAATGGTGAAAATGGCGAATGGTTTACTGTTGGAGGTAGTTTATATCAACCGCTTATTGCTGGCGAATTTAATACATCGTTTTTTTCTAAATCACAATCATTATCTACTGATTTTATTGAAGTACCTAAAGTAGATATTATTTCATTAAATAGTTTTGCAAATAAAGGGGTGTCAAAATATGATTTATTTTTAGAATCTCTAAATTTAGATGGTAATTATAAATATAGAATACCAACAGATGGAAATGTTGCAAATAATACCGTTCCAAACAGAAATGAATTAAATTCAATTTATTTATCAGCAGCAACAGATATCACTTATGGTATAACTGGTGAAAACCCCAGATTTTTTAAGGGAATGTATAACACAGATTGTATTCAATTATTATTAGATTTGAATTTTATATAAAATGTCTGACAATAGAAGTTATCAATTAAATGAATTTAAGAATGTTGATGCGGTTAATACTGATTTTAATCAAAAAATTCAATTAGAATCTAAACAAGATTTAATAATTGAATATGATATTAAAAATGTTTTAGATGTTGCTGCAACATTTGAAGCAGAAAGACAACAAACCAATATTTATCGTATATATGGCAGCATTGAGTATCTTTCTATGCTTAATGGTGTTGATACTGGTTATACCTCATATCTTGATTTTTTTAATTCGTCTACGGGTATAACTAAGTCCTTTTTAGATGATTTTAATGTTTATCTTGTAAAACCCTTTGGTTATTATAATAACGTAATTAGTGGACAAACTGGTTTTACTAAATTAGATAATAATTTATATATTAAAACGTTCGAAATAATTACAAAGTTAGATAGTTTTGAAATATATAATGCAGGTTATGACGTTAGTTTATTCGATGATCAGAGATATGGATTCAATTTTAATGTTGATATTGATTTAACTGAACAATATGATGGTTTATATTTCCCAATAAGTGATTTATATTTCTATGTTGAATATCAACCTAAACTAAATGGTGAGGGCGATATGGAAACAATGGAACGTAAAGTTTTTAATATGAGCGGTAACACAATAATTAGTGGTTTTACACCAACATCTTTAAATATAGGAGATATTTTAGATTGGGGAGACGTTATTGAATATAATAAAGATGAATTTACACAAACAGAGGTTAATACTCAAGAATATTATATCAATACGCCTTGTAAATCTGGCACAACAGATATCAATATAAAATGGAAGTATGACCCTTTTGTTCAAATACAAATAAACGTCTTCAATGATGAATTAGAAAGAGTAAATATTACCGGAACTTCTGTAGAAGAAATTGCCCAAGTTCCAGTATATGCAACACGTGTTGATAATCAAGGTAACGTAGTTTGGAGAAATTTACAAGAAAAAAGTTTTTTTGATCCATTAACGGAACAAGGCACCGCATTTCCTTTTATAAATCAAAGACATTATGTGTTTGATAACTATATAATTAAAATTGTACCAGATTTAAATGATCCAACAACATCTGAAATTTTTAATAATATAAAATTTACTGCTAATGAAATTCTAAGTACACAACCAATAACTAAAGCAATTAATTTTGGTGATCCATGTTAACACAAAAATATAAAATACGACCAATACCAACTAAAGATATTATAATTCCAATTGCAATATCTAGCGATAATTCATTAAGTGGGTTACAAGATGATATTGAAGATTATGTTGAAAGAGAAACGGGGTTATCAATTAATAGTGCGGATGACGGTGAAAGTTTTAGATATTTACCAACGGGAAACACCACAATGATTTTTGAATTTTATAGCGGTGGGACATATTATACTGATTTATTTGCTGCTGGTTTTAAAAATTCAGATATAGGATATACAAATCCAATTCTTACAAGTTTTTATTTATTAACATTATTTGATAGTAGAAATAGAAGCTCACAATTAAAATTAAATAACGGTTTTTTAAACGGATTTAACTTTATTGAATCAAGTGGTAACACCATTTATGATATCACAAGTAATAAGGAGTTTTCTAATTTATATATTAGAAACGATTATATTAATACATTAACTGGTCTTACTACCTTATATTTCACATTATCGTTTTTTAATGGTAAAACAGGTGAAATTCAATTGTTTTTTAATAATGATTTATCTGGAGACACTACAGATAATCGAAATTATTTTGGAATTGTTTTAAATCCAATTAATAAAACTTTTTCTTGGAGTGGTTCTACAATTAATGCAAGAGAAATAATCAATACAGGATTTACTCAAACATATAATCAAACTGTTGATAAATTTCAAAATCAAAAACCATTATTTCCTAGTGGAAATGCGTTATCAGGCAATACTTATATTACAATTTAAACGTATATCCCAAATCGTGGAGGTCTGCTTGTTCTGGTAACAATAAATTCTTTTTCGTCTTGAAGAAATCCAAGAAGTTTTATTTTGTATGATGTTACAAAATATCGATCACCATCAATATTTTCAATCGTATTTTCTTCATCCATACTATCAAGCAATATTGGCATGGGATTTCCTTTTATGAAAACATATTCTTGAATTGACGCAAAATTACGTAAAGTTTGTTCATCATATTTGTTAATATCTATTTGATATTTACTAAATAATCGAACATCATATGTTAAATCAACGTTTACTGGTTCTGGCATCTTTAATCTTAAATTGATGATTTCACCATCTTCTGAAATTGGTACATCAACATATCTAAATACTCTTCCTTGTGCAACACGAGCCTGACCACCAATTCTAGTGCCCTTTTCTTTTCGAGTTCTACGTATTGTTATTATGGGAAATATAACGTTTTTATCTCCATCAGAGTATTTCCAAGTTTTTTGAAACTCCCCCCAACGTTCATTACTTAAATAAAATGTTGGTACTTGTTTACCATCAAGAACCAATTTCATATTACCGTTTTTTACATAATCTAAAATTGCTGTATCTAAATTTTTCAATTCTACAGTTCTCGGTAAATATTTGGTTTTTTTATCAGTATCAATCATAAGTTTTTCTATTCGATCCATACCATAATGTAAAAACTTATCTCCAACCTTTGGTGGATTGATGTTGGTATTATATTTAAAGTTAGGATGTTTCTTTTTTGGTAATGCCATTTTACGTTTTTTATATAAATACTATTGATTTTAGCTTGTGGGATATAAGTGATAAATTAAATTAGTAAAAACACTTGACAAATAAAATAAAAAGATTTACTTTTGTAAAGTCAGTAATAAAACAATAAACATAGGGTTGGGTTC